ATGAAAGAAGAAGATAGAATTAAAAATTTTGTTACTTTCAATGACAGAGATTTAGAAATTATCAAAAAATATGGATTATTAGCATCACCATTAATTGCTGGTGTTGGTTTGCTAGGGAATGATAATGATAGACCCAATTAGTGCCATAACAGCCATAACAACGGCAAGTGGTGCTATTAGTAGTGCAATAAAAGCTGGAAAAGATATAGCTGGCCTCTCTGGTCCACTTAAAAAATACGCAAAAGCTGAAGCTGAACTTAACTTTGGTGCAAATCGCAAAAAAAATAGTTTTTTTAATCGTTTTACTGGCTCTGAATCAACTGCCATTGATAGATTTTTTAAACAAGAAGAATTGAAACAAGCTAGGGATAAACTTAGAGAAACTTTCATGCTTTACGGGAAAATGAGCCAATGGCAATCTTTGCAAAAAATGATTGCTGAAGAAAGAGCAATTCATAGAGAGGAACTGAAAAAGAGAGCTGAGTTTAGAGATTTAATTTGGCAAATAATAGGGATTATATTCTTATTTATTTTTCTTGTAGCTGGTTCCATTGGGATTTTCTTATTTGCTAAATTTTTAAAGGAACAACAAGCATGAATTTGAGAGGGGTTACTAATTTGCATGAATGGAAAATCATTCCAAGATTGATGATGATTGCAATTACTATCATGTGTTTTTATGTCACAACATGGATGATTAGTTTACCAGACCCGACAATTAATCAAACATCTTTTGCGTCAATTATTTTTGGGTGTTTTAGTGGGTGCTTTGCTGTTTGGTTAGGGAAAGAAAGTAAATGAATGTAAAAGACAAAATAATGATGATCATGGTTTGTAGTTTTTTTGGGCTTATGTTTTTTGTAGTAGCCACAGAGATGTATTTATCTCTTAGGGAAAATATTCAACCTACTACTGAATTATGGACAATATTAGGCCAAACCCTAACTGGTATTTTAGGCATTATTTCTGGTTATTTAATTGGTAAGAAAAATGATTGAGCAAATCATGACATACGTTGTTTTGCCAGTAGGTGGATTTGTTTGGTGGATGCATCAAAAACAAGTCACTCATTACACAAAAATTACAGTTTTAGAAAAACTTTTTGAACAAACTAACTTAACCCATGATCGAGAAATAAAAGAGATAAAAGATCATGTAAAAGATATTAATGCAAAGCTAGATAGAATTGAACACTCCATGAGGAAATGATGTGGGTAATTCAAATTTTGAAACAGGCAAATTAGGTGAACATATATGTGCAACCAAATTAATGAAAATGGGGGAAACTTGCGAAATCGTTAATTTGGATTGTGTTGATATTATCGTTAATAGAGGTGAACAAGGTTTAGTAAGGTTACAAGTGAAAAGCTCAAGATACAAAAGAAAAGATAATAAACAATTAACTAAGGGGTATCAATTTTTTACAGCGTTTGGTTTACATAAAAAGCCCCTTACGATTGAACAATGTGATGCCATTGGTTTTGTGGCTTTAGACATTGAAAAAGTTATTTTTGCGCCAGTATCAATTGTTGGTATTCAAAAAACTAAAAGATTTTCAAGAGCAAAATTTAATGAGGAAAATATTGAATTGAACACTTGGGCTACAACTTTAGAAGGGATTTATCAATGAGCATAATGAATTTAGTTTCACCAATAGCCAACCTTTTAGACAAAGCTATTCCTGATGCTGATTTAAAAAGAAGAATATCTCAAGATATTGCAAACATGGCTCATAAAGAAGCTATGGCGCAAATTGATGTTTTGAAACAAGACGCAAAAGGCAATTGGTTTCAATCAAGCTGGAGACCCTTAATAGGTTGGATTTGTGGAATTAGTTTAGGAGTAAATTATTTAGTTTCTCCAATATGTCATGGGTTTGGAATTACAATACCACAAGCTGACATGAGTGTAATGATGCCACTTTTATTTGGAATGTTGGGAATAGCTGGGATGCGTAGTTATGACAAAAAACAGGGAACCAATACAAATAATTAGATATGAAAATAATTACTTAGGCAAAAGAAGAATGCCAATAACGAGGCTAAAAGGAGCAAGAAAATATGGGTTACAAATTCGGAACAAAATCTATTACAAGACTAGGAGGGGTACATCCCGATTTAGTTGATGTTTTTACAAATGCCATTGAAATATCAAAAATTGATTTTGGAATTTCTTGTGGTGTCCGATCGAAAAAAGAACAGGCCAGATTAGTGGCTAGTGGTGCATCAAAAACCATGAATTCAAAACATATTCCCCAAGAAGTAGATGGGTTTAGCCATGCTATAGATATTTTTTGCTATTTAGATGGTAGGCTATCTTGGGAATTGCCTTGTTATTGGAAAGCAGGGGATGCAATTCTAAAAGCTAGTAGGGAAAAAGGAGTTAAACTTAGGTGGGGTGCTTGTTGGCATATTTATAATCTTTTGCATCTTGATCATCATAAAAAATCTTGTGAAGAGTTGTGTATGGAGTATACAGACTTACGCAGATCACAAGGAAAAACCCCATTTATTGATAGTCCACACTGGGAATTGGGTAAATAAAATGTGGATGGCTTTAATTCTTATTTGTAATACACCAATGGCTCAAAGTTGCGTTTTAATCACAGGGGATGACTTAAAACCCACAAAAGAAGCTTGTTTTGAATTTTCAATTAAAAAAGCAGAGCTTGCTTTAACTTTTCCACAAGTTTTTCAAGCGAAGCCCTTTTGTCAGATAATTCCAAATGGTGAAAAAACTTGAAATTAGACGAATAAACCCAATTGCAAGGTCTATGCTACAAAATAGAAGAGCAAAACAAGTTATTCCTAATAAAAAGAGGTATGACCGTAAGAAGGTTAGCCGTGTAGATAATAAAATGGTGAAACAACTTTCATAGTAGTAAAATAGTAACATTTTAAAAAATGGTGTTTTAGTTGGCAAAATTACAGGCATTAGACGCATCTCAAATTGAAAATATTGTATCAACTGCCATTACTGATGCTGTTGACTTTATTGATTCAGAAATTGTTCCAGAAAGAACATTATCTCAACAATATTTTGATGGAAAAACTAGACTTGGTTATGAAGAAGGCAGGTCAAGAGTAGTTGCTACAAAATGTAGAGATGCAGTTAGGGCAATAAAGCCAAGTTTAATGAGGGTCTTTCTAGGTACAGCATCTCCAGTTGAGTTTATCCCAAAAGAACCAAATGATGTTCAAGTGGCTCAACAAATGACCCAATATATTAATTATAAACTCCATAGAATGAATTATTTTAAGTTGCTCAATGATGCTTTCCAAGATGCTCTTGTTAAACGTCTTGGGATATTAAAGGTGTATTATGATGATAAAAAAGATACTCAATTATATACATATAAAAATCTTGATGATGCTGAGTTTAATTATTTGGTTTCCGATGAAAATGTGGAAGTTATTGAGCATAGTCAGGTGCAAACTATGGTTAATGATCAAGCAAGTGGGCAAGAAATTGAAAAGTCTTATCACAACGTCAAAATAAGCAAAACAAAAGAATATGGTGATTGCGCTATTGATAGTGTGCCTCCAGAAGAGTTTTTTGTTGATAGAAATGCAAAAGATATAGAAACAGCTTATGTTGTTGGTCATAGAGTAAACAAAACCGTTGGTGATCTAGTTGCTATGGGTTTTGATTTTAATGATGTTTATGATCTTAATGCTCATGATGATGATACACAAAATGATGAAGAATATAGAGCAAGAACTGGCTTTACACAAAACAAAGATGATAGTGAAAACACAATTGACCCAACATCTAAAAAGGTTGGTGTAACCGAATGTTATATGAGAATTGATGCTGATGGAACTGGTATTCCCACCTTGCATAAATTCATCATGGGTGGGTCTAAATATAAGCTCTTAGATTATATGCCTTGTGACCAACAACCATTTGCTGTCTTTGAGTGTGATCCAGAGCCTCATACAGTTTGGGGAAGATCAATTGTTGGAATGTTAATGGATGATCAAGATGCTAGTACAAGTATTTTGAGAGGGGTTCTTGATAATGTAGCTTTAGTAAATACTCCAAGACTATCTGTTGTAGATAGCCAATGTAATTTAGATGATGTCCTTAACAATGAAGTCGGGGCGATTATCAGAACCAGACAACCTAATGCTATAAGCCCAATTGCCATTCCATTTACAGCTGGCAATACATTAGGCGCATTACAATACTTAGATAAAGTTGTTGATCAAAAAAGTGGAGTAGCTGGAACTAGTGTAGGATTAAATCCAGATGTATTACAAAGCACAACTAAAAGTGCAGTTGATCACCATATTTCTACAGCTCAAGGTCAAGTTGAGGTTATAGCAAGAAATTTGGCAGAAGGTGGTGTTACTTCACTTTTTAGAAAAGTTTTGCATCTTGTAGTTAAGAATAGCAAAAAACAAGACATAATGAGATTGAATGGTCAATTTGTGCCTGTTGACCCTAGAGTATGGAATACTGAAATGGATTTAGAAATTTCGGTTGGTTTAGGAACAGGAAGGGAAGAAGAAAAAAGAATGACCCTTCAACAAATTCTAAGTATTCAACAACAAATTTATCAACAATACGGTCCGACCAATGGTTTAGTTACCTTAACTCAAATCCGTAACACTTTAGCAGATGTTTTGGCTGGGGTAGGCATGAGAAATGCTGAAAGATATTTTAATCCAATGAACCCACAAGTTGAGCAACAAATGATGATGCAAGCTCAACAAATGTCACAAAATCAACCTAAACCAATTGATCCAGCTCAAGCTATGATGAACGCAGAGCAAATTAAAGCTCAATCTAAGATGCAAAGTGATATGGCTAAAATGCAACTAGATAATAAAAAGCTTGAAATGGAAGATGATCGTAAGAGAGATGAATTAGATCAAGAGCTTGTTATTAAAGCTGCAGAGCTATTATCAAAACATGGGATTTCCTTAGATACAAATAGAATTAAAGAAATGCAAAATGCGCCTAGAAATAATAATGAGGGGCAAATGCAATGACTTTAGATATGAAATTAAAAGCAGATCAAGCAAAACAATTGCTACAAAGTAAAGCTTTTAAAGAGGCAATAGAAAGAGTGAAAAATCAACAAATTCAAACCTTTCTATCTAGCAGTCAGCAAGATGTAGAAATGAGAGAAAAAGCTCATGCAATCGTGTTGGCATTAAGTTCAATTGAGCATGAATTAGCAACTGCAATCGCAGATTATGAAATGCTTAATAGAAAAAAATCTAAATCAAAGGAGATCGCACCGTGAACGAAACGACCATCTCACCAGATGCAGGGTCTATAGAAGAAGCTACCCAATCTCTTCTAGGAGAGCCAAAACAAGATAATCAACAAAATGAAATTGTTGATGAAGGTACTACCGATACTGTGCCTCAAGAAAGTATTGAAGCCCAAGAAGATAATACGACTACACCTGAAGAAATTGAACCTGTAGAGAACACAGAAACAGTTCCCACAGAGCCAGAAACATTTGATGTTAAGGTCAATGGTGAAATGCAAAAGTGGACACTCAATCAGCTTAAACAGTCTGCTTCGGGTCAAGAGTATATCAAACAAGAATTGCGTAAAACAGCTGATATTAAAAAACAAGCTCAAGAAACTTATGCAAATCTTCAAAAGGAACGAGAGCAATTAGCGAATGCTTTAGACCAATACCAAAATCAACTTAAAAATACAGACATCCAAAAGCCTGACATTTCTTTAGCTGAAACTGACCCTATTGAATGGTCAATTCAAAATGCAAAGTGGCAAGATGCCCAACAACAAAAAATGGCATTAGGTCAACAACGTCAAAAATTGGCAAAAGAAAAGCAAGATCAAGATGCAAAAGCATTGAAATCTTATTTGGCTCAAGAGGCTGAAACCTTGAAAAAAGCAATTCCAGAGTTTGCAAATCAAGATACAGCCAATGCAATGAGAGGAAAGCTTGTGGATGCTGGAGCAATGTATGGTTTTACTGATGAGGAAATATCGCAAATTATAGATAGTCGAGCTATTAGAGTGTTAAATGATGCTAGAAAATGGCAAGAGTTACAATCTAATGGCAAGGTAGAAAGTAAAGTATCTAAGGCTAGACCCCTCAATATAAAGCCAGGTGCAAAGCAAGTTGCATCAAGTGGGAAAGCTAAAGCAATCAAAGATGCTACTGTTAAATTACAACAAACTGGTTCTGTAGATGATGCTGCGAACTGGTTATTAGCAACGAGTTAAAGGAGATATACATTGGCTCAAAATACAGACACGGTCGAAACCTACGACGTAACGACCATAAGAGAAGATATCAGTGATTTACTGAAATCCATCTCACCGACAGAAACCCCTATCTTTTCAATGTGTAAACAAAGAAAAGCTGGTAATACTTATGTGGAATTCGCTGAAATTGATTTAGCTGCAGCTAGTTCCTCAAATCAAGTGGCAGAAGGAGAAGCCAGTCCAGCTAACGACGCAGGAACTTTGCCAATTAGAAAAGGAACGTACACTGAGATTGCTGATAAAGTTGTTGAAGTTTCAACGACTGATGAAGCCGTTAATGGTGTTGCCAACGCGCAAACATTAGCTCAACAAATTGCCTTTAAGACAAAGGAAATTAAAAGAGATCTGGAAAGCTCAATTTCGGCAAATAAGAGCTCAGACGCAGGCTCAGCTAACGGTGCTGGTGCCAGAGTTACAGCTGGTTTGCCAGCTTGGTTAACTTCAAATGTTAGTCGCGGAACTGGCGGTGCAAACCCAACATTAAGTGGTGGTACTCCAAATGCTGGTGCAACTGATGGTACGCAAAGATCAATATCTGAAACAATGCTTGCATCTGTAGTTGCGTCTTGCTGGGAAAACGGAGCTGATCCTACCAATATTGTTTGTGGTTCTTTTGTTAAACAAGCAATTTCTGGATTTAGTGGGAATGCGTCAAAGCAATATGACTACTCTAATTCACCAGCTGGCCAACGAGCAATTGTGGCAGGCTTCAGTGTCTACGAGTCAGATTTCGGAACTTTGACGGTGATGCCATCAAGATTTAGTAGAGGTAGAGATTGTTTTGTTCTTGACCCAGAGCATTTACACATTGCTACTCTTCAACCATTAACCCAAAAACCATTGGCTAGAACTGGTCATTCTGAGCGAAGATTAATCTCAACAGAAATGGGATTTTATGCTTATGAAAAAGCTAATGGTATTATTGCTGATTGCTCAACTAGTTAATGAGTATTTCGGTTAAAATAACCACTGAGGTACGACCATTTTTTAATGGTCGTGCCACAGAGCATGGTGAAACAATAAATGTTACGCAAGATGAAGCTGACATTATTGTTAAAAATGGATGGGGCGAATTAGAAGGAAAGAAAGTAAGAGCAAGGAATAAAAAAGGTTTTTTTAAAGCTGATGACCCAAGTACACCAGAGAACGAAGCATGGGAAATTAAAAAGTAATGGTTATTAAAACCAACATAACTGAAGATAGTGGTAAGCTCTATGTTAAGCGAGAGCAAGATGTAGAGCCACTATTAAACCATATTAAGGAATTGCATAATAGCAATTTGCCAAATCATTTTGGTGAAAGTCGAATGAGGTATGTTGGTGAAGTACCAATGATATTAGCAGAGCAATGGTCAAAAGAAAGTGGATTGCAATTGGGTAGTCATGAATTCATGGAATATGTGAAGAAGAAATTAAAAGACCCCAATTACAAAAAACTTTTGATTAAGGGTTTATAATGGCATTAGACAATTATGGAAATCTACAAACATCAATAGCAGATTGGTTAAATCGTAGTGATTTATCAAATGTAATTCCTGATTTTATTACATTGGCTGAGGCACAACTAAATAGGGAATTGCGCCATTATAGAATGATGAATCAGCAAACAGCTAATTTAGAAACTCAATATTCTGCGACCCCTACTGATTGGTTACAAACTATTAGAATACATTTAAATGATAGTAGTAAATCTTTATTAAAACAAACATCAGCAGAAGAAATTGCGAAATTAAGGGATGAGGGGGATGATGCAAAAGGTAAGCCTCAATATTATTCTCACATTGGTGATTTGATAGAAGTTTATCCTAGCCCAGACCTGACGTACACAATTGAAATTTTATATTATCAAAAAATACCACCTTTGGGATTAACTCCTGACACATCTACCAATTGGCTTTTAACAATGTCACCTGATGTTTATTTATATGGTTCTCTTTTGCAAGCATCACCCTATTTGCAAAATGATGAAAGAATGGCTGTTTGGGGTTCAACTTATCAAGGAGCTATAAATGGAATAATGGGTGAATCAGATAATACAAGGCATAGTGCAGGCAATTTAAAATTAAGGATAAGGAGCTATTAAATGAGTGATGCATTAACAGATACGTTTGAAGATAGAGTATTGAATTGGTTACTAACAGCTAATTCAGTTACAAGACCTAGTGCATGGTATGTTGGTTTATTTGCAAGTGGAAATGCGCCAACAGATAGTGCATCAGGAACAGAATTAAGTGGTAGTAATTATAGTAGGGTGCAAGTTACATTTAGTGTATCGGGAACTTCACCAACAACAGCTACTAATACAGCTACATTAACATTTCCAACAGCATCAGGAAGCTGGGGTTCAGTTACTACTGCTGGAATTTTTGATGCATCTAGTTCTGGAAATTTAATAGCATACGCAAATTTATCAAATGCTAAAACAATTGAGGCTAATGACATTCTACAAATTGCCTCTGGTCAACTGGATGTAACCTTAACTTGATAGGTATTTAATATGGCATTTACTGTCAAAAATCGAACAAAGCAAACATCTACAACAAATGGAACTACAAATGTTGTAATGACAGGAAGTGTAAGTGGTTTTCAAACTTTTGGTAATGCTTTATCAGATGGAGATACTACCTATTATGCAATTGTTGACCCTGCTAATGGGATTTGGGAAGTAGGTTTAGGAACTTGGGCAAGTGGCACTAGTACATTAACAAGAACAACAATTGTAGAAAGCTCAAGTGGTTCATCTGCAATTAATTTTACTGGCTCTGTTTCAAAAGATGTTTTTATAACTGAGCCTGCCTCTAAATCTTTGCTTGAGGGGTCAAGTGCAATATCAAATGCTGAATTTTT